CCTTACTTTTTGCTTTTGTGAGTCTTCTGAACTTCAAAATTAGCAGACTTTGAAGCCCCTTTATGGGCTTTAAATCCGTCAGCAGGATCTTTCATAAGCTTATAACTATTGCCGCGCTTCATCCAATGGTAGCCGTCAGGCGCTTTTACTTTCATTTTCAACCTTCTGTATGTGCTGTTTCATTGCATACTGTCGCTTGCAAGCGTGACATTCACCACATGCCAAAAACCCATCTGGGGTTTCACTTGGCCTTCTACACGACCAATACATTTTTCGCAACTGCTCTGGCATGGCGTAATAAACCCCAAGACTACGCTCAAGCGGAACCTTGCTCATATAATCAAAAGGCGCGGCCCATACTGGCTTGTTGTGTTTGTTCATAAACAAAGCACTCATTACGCTATATGCCTCTGCGCTTTCTTCTTTGCTCATGTTGTAGTCGCCAGTAAATACAGCGCATACAGGCTCAGACATTGTTGATATAACTCTGCCCGCCTGAAACAAAGCAAGTGCCATATCTCTTCCGCCAGGATATCTAGCCTTGTAAGAATACAAACAAGATGAAAATTCAAACTGCCGTTGATTGTCTTTAAGCCAGTTTATACTTTGGTAGATTGCTTGAGCTTCAGCTTTAAACCGCCCTTCTGAGTTATCTAGATGAATTGAGTGAATGTGAACGTCATGTTCTGTATGCTCAAGTAAACTCCACGCAAGAGACACGCTATCCATGCCTCCAGAGTACATAACGATTACTTTTTCTTTACGTTTGGTTAAAAGCCTATGGTACTTCTGCGCTGTATCAATAGCTTCTTTCGTTTTTAACTTGTACGACTCTTCTAATGTTTTCAAACTTCACTCCTATTTGATTAATTTACCACTTTTTGCATGACCAATACCTAGCCGTTAACTTGTCTGGCGGGCTTGTATCGCACTTATGCCTAGCTCTAAATGATTTTCTTCTTGCAGGCTGATCTTTCTTAATTGTCATTTTGGCGTCACCAAACCTAATAAGCTTTGTCTTATCGCCCTTCTTAGCTACCACGACGAATTTCTTTGTAGGATGATTGGGCGTCCTCTTCGGTTTGTTGTACCCGCTTACTCCCGCCCTTTCCAGCTTTGGATCCTTTTTCTTGCTCATTGAATTTGCTCTCCAATATTTGCAATCGGGTTTCCATTGCCTCCAACTTGTCCGTTTGGTCTTTGAAGGCTTTGTTCACCTCCGACAGGAGCCTGTTGAGTTCGGTTTGTGTCATTAACATTTGGAGCTTTTCCTTCCAGTTCACGTTCTTTTAAAAGCCTGTCAGCAATTTTTAATCTGCGTTCAAACTCTTTGTCTTCAGCATCCCCTTCTTTTAGGTTTCTTGTAATTGCATTGATCTTATCAATCTCAAGCTCTTGTGGAGCAATCTGAGATTCAATAGCAAGCTTAGCGGCTCTAGCTTGTGATTCTGCCGCCTGACCATTTAATGCATTGGTTTGGCTTTGCTGGAATTCAAGCTGTGACTGCTGAACCAGCATTGCCATTTCTTGCGCTTGCGGGTTGGGCTGAGAGGCTTGTTGCATCGTAGCAATAAGCTCTTCTCTGTTGCTCAGGTTCATGTTGTCGATAATGCTTTGAATCAACACAGGATACATTGGGCTGTCTTGCTTCATTGTCTGCAATAGCTGAACCAGCTGAGTAACTTCGTATTCCCTAGCAATAATTCCAAGGGTGCTAGTTGCTACAAACTTATAATCTGCAACAGGATAATTTTCTGGATCAAACTGCATGTATCGGTGAGCCGCTTTCGTAACAAACGGCAAAAGAAATGACTGCTGAAAATTAATCAGAGTACGCTTATGACGCTTAATAATAGCGCCAAGAGACATACTAATCCCAGCAGCAGTTGCTTCTCCGTTAACTTGACCCGCAATGCCAGCGGAGTCAACAGCCCCAGTTGCTTGTTGAACCATTTGCTGAAGGCTTGCGGCTTGGGCAAAAGTGATTTGCCCCACTTGACCAAAGTTGAAAGGTTGTAAGACTTCACGCGGATCTCCATTTGTCAATATCATCTTGCCTGGTCGGACTTCTGGCTTAGCCCCTCTAGGAAGCCGTGTAGCGTCCACAGCAAGCATTGGATGAATGGTTAGGCTCAATGCGTCAATGCGAGCGCGAAGCTCTGTATCGAGCGCCTTTTGGCTGTTATAGCCTTTCTCACATACGCCACGACCCCAAAATCGTCCTGGCACTACATCCCAAGGAAATGCCACAACAGGTCTATCGCCCATCATGTAAGGATTTTTTGCGGCTTTCAGCAATGTTCCGCCGTTGGCAATAACTACAATAGCTTCAACATACTTTGAGTCTTCCTCTACCTCAATGTCTTCAGCTTCAAGAAGCTCTTTTGGAACAAGCCCGTAGTATTTTGTAAGCCTAACCTTGTCATCGTTGTAGATTGTCAGGTCTTGATCTGGCTCTAGGTCGGTATCAGCGGCGGCTGATTCAATGAAAGCCTCTCTATATGCACCCTGCTCTTGAAGAATCTCAACCGTATGACGGCTAACAAACTCATCAATCGCTACGCCATACGCGTCATCAACCGATGTTGCTACAGGATCAATCAAAAAGTTTTGAGGAAGTACCGGTTTTAACTTTACAACAATCCGATCAGTAACATTTACACCAATCGCTTGAAGATCACCGCCCATGATTGGCTCTGACGCTGGAGCCATCTCTTTAACTTCCTCAATAACGACTTCACCGATCCCTGTGCCAAATACCGCCGAGTTGATAAGGCACTCTGCAACCGCCTTTCGTACCATGCAGGCTTCAAAGTCTTCAGAAAGTTTTTTGCGGAGATATAAAACATCTTGCCTTTGATCGTCATTTGTATCATCTGCAATGTCAAACCACTTTCCGCGACCAAAAGTTGCCTCTTCAAGCTCCGCAACGTTTGATTCCACAGCTTGCTGAAGTGCAGGGCTAATGATTCTAGACCGCTCTGAAGCTCTTTGAGAATCCGCTGGATCCCATTGACCACGCCAAAGCCTATAATATTCTTCAAACTTTTCTTCGTAGTTTGATTCATAATAATCACGCCAGTTTTCACACTTCGTCATCACCCATTCTACAAGTGACTCTTGAATCATCATTGGATCTGGGCTGTAAATATCTTCTGCCATATCAATATCCCGATACCACGTCTAAAATTTCGTGGTCGTCAATTTCATACTCGTAATCGTATGCTACCTGAGCCAGTTGATCTATATACGCCAGCGCATCTACCAAGTCATCATGGGTTAACGCATCTGGAAATTGAAATAGCTGGTCAAGGAACCGTGTATTCCACTCGCCTTTGTTTAACGTAACATAACCGTTTTCAAAACGCCCTTGCAATGCCCACATTACGCGATCTGTTTTCTTTTTGTTGCCGTGAGTTAACTCTTCTACACGAAAAAACATCCCGTAACGCTTCATCAAATCCGTTAACGGCGACATTACAGCCTGCTTAGCAATTCCTCGCTCTATTCCTACGCTTACAGGTCTATAATCTCTTACAGCTTGAAAAATTTTCATGGCTGTTTCATTTAAATCCCAGCGACCATAGATAATATTCTCTACAAACCAACCGTCTGGACTTACTTTCGCTACAACAATAGCGGTTTCATCAAGATTTGTGTTCTTTGTGCGCTTCTTATTGATATCTTCAAAGCCCGCAAGGTCAATTGCTATATAATAGTCACCATCTTCTTGTGATTCCCCAAACTTAACCCACTCTTCCTTAAACATTTCAGAGCCTCTGGCCTCAAATGAAGCCATAAACTCTTGTCTAAATGCATAACTTGACATAGATTTTTTAGCTATATCAATTTCTGATAATCCAATATAGGATTATCATAGCTAGTAAAGTGCCATCCCTTATAAGTTTCATCTTCACCAAGTTCTGCATACTTATAAAGGTCGTAAAAATGGTTTCGACCCATTGGAGTACCAATAAATAACGCCTCTCCCTTCTGGTCTGCCAGTGCTGGACGAAGTATCTGCTCCCATACATCGGGCTTCATGTCTGCGTACTCGTCCATTACAAGGTATTTCAACGATACCCCGCGCATGGTTTCAGGTCTATCCGCTCCTTTTAGGCTAATGGTTGCTCCGTTTACCAATCTGATCTGTAAGTTATTAATATGGGAGCCTGATATAACTGGATGACCTAACTCAAGCAGGGTTTGCCACATAATATCTCTGGCCTGACCTTGAGTTGGAGCAACATAAAAGACATGGCCTTTGTTAGCTTGAAGGCCATTAATGATTAGTAGCCATGCGGCGAGTCTAGATTTGCCTGTACGTCTGCCTGCGGCAACCACTTTAAATCGGGTAGGGTCAGAATATACGTCCTGTTGCCACGGTAACAGCTGTACGTTTAAGTCAGCCATTATTCTTTTCTGCCAAGAAACAAACCAAACGCCCCTGTAAGCGCGCCGGTCATAACTGAAACTAAAGCCGCTTGCTCTGGGCTTGGCTCAGGCAATGACATAAACCACTCTACAGTTCTGTACGTCATCCCAATCATGGCAAACATCAAAAGCCTTGGGATAATGCGCCAAGCATTTAGCTGTTCAGGAGTCATTGTCAAGACCCATTAAAGTTTACAAAAACAGGAGCCTGCTCTAACAAATCAAATGTGATTACAAACTCAACATCACCCGCCGATGTCGTAAACGCCTTAACCGCATCGCCTGCCTGCAAAACGAATACGGCATCAGACAACAGGATGTAGTCCTTTGAAGACAAGTTTCCACCACCTAAAATATCTACCCTTGTTGCATCTGCCTTGTCTACATAAATTCCAACACCGTTTGTAGATCCTCCGATATTGGTAACAAAAAGCATGTTCCAATAACCCACATATCCGCTTGGAATCGTGACAATAGTTGACGTATCGGTTGTTGTTACATTTGCATTTTTTGTATATAACATTATTGGTATGTCCAGACTACCGGCTGAGTAGGCCGAGTATCTACATGAATGAACGATTTGGCTACGCCAATCCCCGTAAATCCCATATTAAAAGCAGTAATTAGTAGTTTGTAACGGTCTACGCCATTGCTGACGTATATATCCGCCGCTATGCCTTGGGTATGAACGCCTGGGGTTTCTTTCTTAGCTTCGATGCTGTGGGATGGATCGCGGTATCCAGATGTGATCGTAAATGGGAAATTGCATTGGTGGCGGAGTTCATCAAGCTTTTCAAGAAAATCAGGGTCCATATTGTTTTCCCCTGTTTCCTGGCAGTTAAACTCTTCCAGCTTAAAGTATCTCACCAGAATCCCCATCTATCGTGGTTTGCTTAATAGCAGGCTCCGATACATCAGATACCTCAGCCATACCAACACCAGTAATGTTTATCTGTATCGCAGATTTACCACCACTTTGTATCACATCTTTCTCAAATGCGGCTACAGGTAATATCCGATCCATTACTAACTTCCAAGCCGCCGCCTGATTCTTATGGTCATGGTCAAGGGCGGCCTCAAATATCGTATCCAGCACTTTCTTCGATTTAGGAGATGCCAGCATACGAGCCTTATACTCGTTAATTATTCCAGCATCACCCTTGGGTCTGCCTACCTTCCCCCTGCCACGGCGGGAGTTCTTGGCTAAGTCCTTTTGGGTCGGCCTGCCAGATGATTGAGTCCTCTGCTTTCGCTCATCATCCATGGGTGCAGGTGATTCTGCATTATCCATCGTCTTCCTTATTACCTTTTGCTATATCAATTAACTCGGTCAATGCCTCTTCAATAGCAGATAAACTATCCGAAAGCAAAAAAAGGCTGTTGGTCAGCCTTTCTATCTGCTCATGGATATCAACCTCTTCAACCGGCATTTGTTCCCCCCTTATAAGAAAATACCGAGGGGAACGGTTTATATGGCTTTAATAGCCAATATAAACGTTCCACAGTTCCCTACTTGCCCATCATAATGACAGAGTATCCGCTCATTGGCTTGGATTCAGTTTCCTCTGGCGTGGCCTTGGGATCATGCATGGTAGAAAACCCAGCATCCTGCATAGCCTTAATTTGTTTCTTTGACCGCTCACACATCGAATAGTAATCAATAGAGCGATATTCAACCGTATGGTCTGGATTTTTATTCATCACTTGTACTCCTGATAAAACTTCATCTTAGCAGGCATAAGCCTTTCCGGTGAATTGGGATCAGCCGCCCTTCTAAGGGCCTCTCTGTTTTTTACCTGCTGATCAACCTGCGAATGACGCTTTCTTTTTTCTGCTTCAATTTCTTTAAGCCTTCTAGAATGTACGCTTTCTCTTTTTTTAGCCATGCTCATGCTCCTTGAAAATTAAAACAATGCTTATTAAGCCCTCCGACCCCCCCTATCCTATACTAATTCCACATAACCGCAACACCGGTACTTAGAACAAAACGGAATATACAGCTAAACCGTTATTCTGCAATGGTTCTATGGCCTTCAATTTCACCCTTTTTTGTATGTTGGTGGGAACTATATATATCATCGACTGTGGTTCCTCCCCCCCGTGGTGCAAAATTGACCCCCCTGAGCCGGAAAAGTAGTTGCCGCTGTATGAACGAGTGCGAGAGTCTGGCAGGGACCCAATATAGTCCATCTGTTATCACCAATCCATATCCTTGCCAGCCTTATCAAGACGAGCGGAGTACGATCCACTAGCCGCCAAGATTCGCCTCACCTTCGCCTAGAGTGGAGTGCCAGCTAGTCTCGGCAAAATCAAGCCCGCCACCGACCCCAAGCTCCAGCACCCTGCTGACCCCCTATCTTGCTTGCTAGAACCAGTACCCGTCGTAGCCTGACATCCGTAACGAATCCACAGTCTGCACCTGCCCGCAAGGGCCGCGAGAATAACGGTTTCCCGCTGACTCAGTTACCGCTTCAGTCCGCAAAAACCCGCGGCCTGGCGTCCACAGAGTCACCGTGACCCTCCGTGATTCACGCTCAACTTCCCCCTTGCAGTCATGCACAGACTGTGGAGTTCTACTCCTGTCGGCAACGACACTGGTTCAATCAATCAATCTAGGAGGCCAACATGGCACTGAATCTTGAAATCGGCTCTGGACTCGCTTTTCCCAAGACTAGCAAAGCGGGCAATAAGTATTACGAAGGTGAAGCAAATCTTAACGGCCAGCGAATCAAAGTAGTCCTCGGGATTACGACGAGTAAGGCCGGCAAGGAAATGGCTTGGCTCAAGGTAGATGATCTA